TCGGGATGGGCCAGCCAGCTCGTCGCAACGTCGCTGCAGGACTATTTCGCCGCACTGATGCCCTTGTCGGTTTATCCGAATGTGGCATCGAAAGGCGTCAAGTTCACTTTCGGTACAAATGGCGTCGTGGTCATGCCAACACGCGCATCGACGCCGACGATTGCCGGCAGTTTCGTCGCCCAAGGTGCGCCAATCCCCGTGCGTCAAGGTGCGTTCACGTCGATCAGCTTTACGCCGAAAAAAATGGGCGTGATCTCGACGTTTACCCGCGAGCTCGCCGAGCATAGCACGCCGAATATCGATGGTCTCATCCGGCAGGCAATGAGCGATGATACCGCGGTTGCCATTGATACCGTGTTGCTTGATGCGACTGCGGCCACGACAACGAGACCCGCCGGCTTGCGTGCCGGTGTTGCCGGCTTAACACCGACGGCCGGCGGCACGATCACAGCATTGATCGGCGATATCCGTCTGCTTACGACGGCGTTGATCACTGGCACTCAAGGCAACTTGAGATCGCCAGTGTGGATCATGAATCCCGGTGATGTGCTTGCTGCATCGCTACTTCCCGCGGTGGCCGGCGGCGGGCAATTCCCGTTCAAGGACGAGCTCGCAGCCGGGAGGCTGCAAGGCTATCCGGTGATCCAAAGCGCTACCGTGCCGCAAGATATGATGTTCCTGCTGGACGCTGCGGACTTTGTTTCGGTCACCGGCGACACGCCGCGGTTCGATGTGTCAATGGAAGCCACGTTGGTGTTCGACGATACGGCACCGGCACAGCTCGGCGTGACGGGAACGCCCAACGTCGTCGGCGCACCCGCTCGCTCGCTGTGGCAGCAGGATACGATCGGCATTCGTATGCTGCTTGATCTCAATTGGGGTCTGCGGCGCAGTGGCATTGTCGCATGGCTGACAGGTATGACCTGGAACTAAGCCGCGACAACGCGGCTTTTTCTTTCCATTTCTCACAACAGGAGGCCATGAACATGGCACAGAAACAGGATGACAGTCCTGCTCGCAAGGCAATGCAGGAACAGCGCGAACGTGTAAACAAGGCAAATGAGGAAGCGATGAAGCGCGTTGCCGAATCGCGGCCGACGCCGACGCAAGAGGAAAACGACCTCGCTCGCATCGGCATTCACGTTGAGGAGAAAGAGGACGACAAGAGCGGCGAGAATATAATCGAGAGGGAAACTCTGCTCGCCGGTCAACCGCTCGATCTGCATGGTCACGCACCAAAACCAGCGCGGCAAAGACACGAATAATGGCGCGACAACGCAGCTCGCCCCGGCCTAAAGCCGGGGCGTCGCATAAGCCGCAGAAATATATGACACGGCATCTCACCGCCGAGGCGCCAGCAAAATCGGTACGGCGTCCGCGCAAGGTAAAACGTTGATGCGAATTCTCGGCCTGACAGTCCCGTTCACCAGCGCAAAGCAAAAGGCGACAGACGCAGCGCTCATGTCGCTGCCTTATAGTGCCGGATATCTCAGCTCGTATCCTATCGTCTATGAATCATTCCCCGGCGCTTGGCAGCGCGACGCGCCGATCCGCAACGATCTCGCGCAGGCATTCCATGCCGACTTCGCTTGTAAGACGCTTATTGCCCGTGACATCGCCAAGCTTCGCGTCAAACTCACCGAGAAAGACGCTGCCGGTATCTGGTCGGAAACGACCAATCCGGCGTTCTCGCCAGTATTGCGGCGGCCGAATGAATATCAGACGCGCAATCAATTTTATGAAAATTGGATGCTCTCAAAGCTCAGTCGCGGCAATGCCTATGTGCTCAAAGTCCGCGATGCGCGCAATGTCGTTACTGATCTGCACGTGCTCGATCCGATGCGCGTGGTGCCACTCATCTCCGAGGATGGCAGCGTTTTTTACCGTTTGATGACTGATTATCTCGCGGGCATTACCGAGATCACGGTGCCGGCGCGCGAAATGATTCATGATCGCTGCAATTGTCTATTCCATCCACTCGTCGGTACGCCGCCGATCTTCGCCAGCGGCCTTGCGTCAATGCTCGGTATCAACGCGCAGAAGGCGTCGAATTTGCTATTTCAAAATAGCTCGACACCAGGCGGCATTCTCACCGCACCCGGCGAAATCAGCCAGGTCGAGGAACAGCGCATCAAAGAGGAATGGGAGCAGCGATTTTCACGTGTGAACCTCGGCCGCGTCGCGGTCTTGAGTGGCGGCATGACGTATCAAAAGTTGCCGATGACGAACGTCGAGGTGCAACTACTCGAAAATTTGAAATGGTCGGCAATGGTCGTGTGCAGCGTTTACCATGTGCCGGGCTACAAAGTCAGTGTCGAACCGTTACCGTCACACATCAATATTCAATCGCTCAACTGTGAGTATTATGCGCAAGCTTTGCAATCGCATATCGAGGAGATCGAGGAGCTGCTTGATTATGCGCTCGGCATCGGCGAGGCGATGGGACTCGGAACGGAATTCGATACTGACAATCTATTGCGGATGGACACCGCGACCCTGGTGACGACGATCAAGGATGCGGTCGGTGCCGGCGTGATGGCGCCAAATGAAGGCCGCGCAAAATTCGATTTGAAGCCGGTAACAGGCGGCGAGTCGCCGTATCTGCAGCAGCAGAATTTCAGCCTCGAGGCACTGGCTAAGCGCGATGCACAGGCCGATCCATTCGCGCCGGCCACGCCGCCGAAACCGCCAGCGCCGCCAGCGGATGCAAAACTGCCGCAGCCTGACGCGCAAAAGCTTGCAGCCATCACACAGAAATTCACCGAAGCATTGAGGACTGCATGATGAACGATGATGAAATCACCGCCCTTGCCAAAGGCGTGGCGCCATTCGTGCGCGAATGTGTAGCCGAAAACATGATCATATCAGGCGAACTCGCTGCGCAAATTGCAAGTGCCGCACGCTTGCTGCATGAATCGCCGCCGATCGAAGAACGTGCAGCGCCGTCGCGCATTATCCGCGTCGAACGTGATGAGGCCGGTAACTTCGTTCCGGTCTACGACGAGCCCAAAGTGTGATCCAGCTTTCCCCAATTGCAGCCGACGCCATGCTTGATGTGCTGTCCACTTTGATGGATGGTGGCAGCATCGAATTGATGGCAGATAATGGACGCCTGCTCGCCGAGCTGAAGCTTTCAAGTCCAGCCGCCATGGCCGCCGTCGACGGCGAACTTGAATTTAATGCCATCGTCGAGGAAGACGCTGCCTTGGCACAGGGCAATGTCACTTCCGCGCGCATCGTCGGAGCTGCCGGCGACGAATTACTTTCCTGCGATGTCGGCGATGAGAATAGCGATGCCGTGATCAAGCTCAATACCACAACGATCTATCGCGGCGGTCCGGTGAGGCTCACATCGTTCCGCCTGGTGATGCCGTAAATGGTACAGCAGATCATCAATATTGGCAGTGCACCGGGCGACAATACCGGCGATCCGGCGCGGAATGCGTTTGATAAATGCAACCTCAATTTCACCGAACTATATGGACGAAGCGCTAGTGTCAGCGGCTTTGCGGAATATAAATACGATACCACGACGACGCCGCCGCCGACATCGGGAGAAATCCGCGCCAACAATGCCAGCGTCAGCGCTGTAACCGTTCTCTATTTCAACAACGTCACCAGCAATGGCAGCGATATCAAGCGCGTGCTGACCGAAATGTCGGTCGGCACGGTAATGGTCATTCAGGATCAGGACAATAACGTCAATTTCGGAAAATTTACTGTTAGCGCGACGCCAATCGATCAGACCACTTATGTGCAGTTCCCGGTTACAGTTAGCGATTCCGGCGGCACTCTTTTCAACAATGCACGATTGCTGGTCGCGGTCATGGGCGGCGGCGGTGCTGGCGGCGGTGGCAACGTCAGCAACGTAGGCACGCCGAGCGCAAACCAATTGGCGCAATGGACAGACGCCACACACATCCAGGGCATCACGGGCACGCAAACAACGACGCTGCTCGATGTGTTCACGAGCTTGCTGAAAGGAGTTGCACCACCGAGCGGCGGCGGTACTGCGAATTTTCTGCGGGCTGATGGAACATGGACCGCGCCGCCTAGTGGCGCTGCACCAGCGGTGCCGACGCGGCAAATTTTCACCAGCGGCAGCGGCACCTACACCACGCCAGCAAATTGCAGGCAAATCGAGGTAACGCTGGTCGGCGGCGGCGCAGGCGGCGGCGGTGGCAACAACGCAAGTTTATCGACGGCTGGTGGCAATACGACATTTGGAACAAGTCTTCTAACTGCCAACGGCGGCGGTACAGCAAATGCGAGCGTGAGTGGGGCTGGCGGAACGACAACAGTTGGCGGCGGCGTTGCCAGTAGCATTGTTTATGCTGGTGGCAATGGCAGTTTTGCACTGCCTGGCATTGGCGGCGTGCAGGCGGCATGCGGAGGTCAGGGCGGATTTAATCCGCTTGCTGGCCCGGGTATAGGAATTTCCGGAGCTGCAGGAACGAATGCGATTGCGAATTCGGGTGCTGGCGGTTCTGGCGGAGGCACCAGCGATACGACGATACGACCTGGCAACGGCGGCGGTGCTGGCGGTTATATAAATGCCGTGATCAACAGCCCAGCGGCGACCTACAGTTATGCCATTGGTTCCGGTGGCAGCGGCGCTGCGGCAGGTACAAACGGGTATGCCGGCGGCAATGGTGCCAGCGGCATGATCATCGTGAAGGAAATCTATT